GAGTCTTGACGTAATCCTCCAACATCTTCATCAAAGGATCTAGGTTCTGTATGATTACCCATATAGAACGGTGAGAACGTCATAGTACTGCCGCTACAGGATAGACTAGGACCGTATTGTTGTCTTGAAGGAGCACCATTATTTTGGAATTGTACAGCTTGATTAGTTACATTTCCAGTGGCTGCTGCTACAGGATTAGATACGTTATTTTGTTCATCTTCTGCAAATACAGGTGTACCTATTGTGAGAAGACAGACAAGGAGGTAGTAGTAGCGTTTGTAGTTATA